ACCACTAGCAAGACCGCCGCCGCCTCCGCCACCAGCGGCGTTAGGTTGGTTATCTACGCCATTTCCACCACGACCTCCAACCCAAACTGTTAATGTTCGAGCAACAAAATCTTGGTCAATCGAGAAAGTTTGAATAGTAGTTGTTCCACCAACACCACCATTAGCAGAAGCATCTTTACCACCTCTACCGCCTCTTGCACCACGAACTTGAGCAGTAATGCTGTAACCATTATCAGGAATATCAACAGTATATCGACCAGGATCGCTGAAAGTAGATGTAGGCATGTTATAACTCCCTTACGTTTTGCCAAGTGCCACCATTAATACTCACTTCAGTATCTGGTTGATCTGCTTTAATTTCCATAGGTATTTCAATATCGTTAGCAGTAACTTGAGCAGATGTAAGATACTCAGTAGGATTGTTAGTAATTAAATCAATATCTTCGAACGGAAATTTGTTTATATTACTAGCATAATCAAAGTCTTCTTTGATTTTTGGTGCTCGTGTAGTGACTGTCACATTAAACGATCCAGAAGGAGTAGTTACTGTTATAGTTTTAGAATTAGTTTTACCAAAAGTAGCAGTAGAGCTAAGTCCAGAAAGATCTGTATTGAATGGTAGACTTGTAGTTCTCAGTTGTATCGTGCTGTTATTATCAAAGTTTTTAGATCCACTAAAAGACCCACTATTACCAACAAAGTTACCACTCCCAGCAGCAGATATCGTTGTCGGCATATCTACTCCCGTCAAAGTTCCTAGGGTTAAATCATACTGAGTGTTTGGTTCTAAATTAATAAATGATGATGTCCAACTATTTGATGGTGTGTTATCATTTTTAGCATTAATTGTTAAACTTTGAGAAGTTGACTGAGATCCAGCATATACTGTCAAAGTATATGTTCTCGATGTTGGACTCGTTCCTTGAGCATTAGATTGTGCTAAATTAGTAACATTATATGAAAGAGTATTTCCTGGGTAATAAGTTTGACTAAATCCAGGAGCTGTTAATACTGCTCTTTCCCAATCTTGAGCATTGAATGTTATTGTACTGGAATATTGAGGTATTCCATTAGTGCTGTATTGATTGGCAGGATTAGCACTAAATGAAGTTATCTGTGGTGTGTACAAATCATAAGAGACTGTAGCATATGGAACATTAGTGTTTAATTGCCCACTTTCTAAAGTTACAGCACTAGAATTATATTTTGAATAGGCACCTGTTGTCCATCCTACAGACGGAGATGCTCCACCACCACCACCTCCAGTTCCACCACCAGACCCTCTATTTCCTCCATTAGATCCATTTGCTCCACCAACTGCTCCATTTTGAGACTGCCATTGACCAGCATTAGCACCAGTACCACCACTGTTACGACCACCGCCTCCGCCGCCGCCTCCAGCGATAGCAATAACTCCATAAATGTTGTCACCAAATCCAGAGGCACTACCACCACCTCCACCACCACCAGTGTTTACTGTAGTTGTAATTGTATTATAGCAAGTTTGTGCTACAAAACAGCAGAAACACTCATTAGGAGTTCCTTGAGCGCCGCCACAGCAAGGGTCGCCATTACCTTGACTCCCTCCACAATATTCTCCCCCACAACAACCACAAGATCCTCCACAATTTCTTCTGTATCCTCTTCCTTGTGGACAGCTGTAGCTCGTGGTAGTTTGATATGAATATTGTCCGTTGCCTCCTGTACCTCCTCCACCTACGCCAGCATTACCACCTCCTCCGCCACCACCAGGAGATGATCCATTACTTCCGTAAGCTCCAACATAAACAGATATAGATCTAGCAACAAAATTTGTATTGTATTTAAATTGTCCTACACGTCCTTGACCACCGCTTCCGCCACCATTTCCAGATCCCCCAGTACCTGCTTGCACAGTTACTCTCACATTAACAGCATTGTCTGGTACGCTGATAGTTTGGTTTGAGGTATATGTATTAGAAACGGAAGTTACAGACATTGATCACCACTTATCTTTCGGGCAGTGAAGTCCAGGGATTAAAACTTTAGCAGGAAGAAAACATCTACAAACAGCACAAGTTCTAGTTTTTTGTTTATAATGCTCACATTGTAAACAAACTTTCATTTTTTGTACTGCTTCATTTTTAATATCTTGAAGCGTTCTCTTTTTTTCTTCAGACATTCTCACTCTCCAACTGACTCATGGCTTCTTCATACACTTCATTCATAACATTTTGATCATTGAAATAATTATTTTCTAACCCCATATCTAAATCTTTCATGATTGTTACTGGAGTCATTTGATATTTTTCAACAGTATATTGTACTTGATCGTAAATTTTTTCCATCAAACGGAAATCACGTTGTCTTTCAGCAAAAAACATGGCATACAGCATTGTTTGGGGAGCAGCTGCCACCATCAATTTTCTAAAATCTTCTCGGATTTCTTCGTTGGTAAATCCAATGTACTTAGAATCCATAATCAGTATTTACACTACAATTCTATTTATTATTAAATTTTGATAATGTATTCAACTAGAATATATGGAGGTGTTGCCTCGTCTAACTTAACAATATTACTAGTTGTCAACGTAACTGTTGTTTCTAATCCAAAAGCATCAACATCAGTATTAACGAAAGAATACCTTAAATTATTATTATCAGATATCTGGGTCGAAGAAGGAAAATCAATTAAGTGAGCATGAGAAACTACAGCAGATGATCCTGTTGGTGATTGAATAGTAATAGGTTCGTTAGATCCTTCATTCTGACCATCATTACCACCCTGTGAAGCACCTGTTGTATCTCCAGTAAAAATAGAATCAGACCAGCTACCGAGATATGAAAAGACTCCAACGTCAGCATCGTGACCATGTGCTTGGAAATTTTGTTCTGATAGAAAAGCATTTAAAGTTCTACCAGTAGTAGTAGTTGTACCAAATTGAGGATTACCAATAAACTCAACACTTCCAGGACTCACTACTTCAAACTCGCCAGCATATGTAATGGTTGTAGTATCACCAATCAATGAAACTACATTAATTTCGGCACCAACACGATATGGTTGACTAGAATCTTCATTTTGTACTTTATCATTCAAGTAAGCACCAGAAGCATTGCCACCTTGAATATACTTAGATCCAATATCAGGTAAGACAAATTGATTACTAGTCAGTTCTTGATCATCTCTTTTAAATTTAGAATTTTGACCTACCCCCAATACACCAGCAAGAACTGGATATTCACTGGCAGATAAGATTGATCCATCACATCTTAAGTAACCAGCTGGAAGTAAATTTTTCCAGTCTCCTTGATCAGGAACATTAATATCAGGTAACTTGATAGGAAACGGGATAATGGTGCCAGAAACACCACCATATCTTGCTCTTTCGTTGGTGTAAAAGGTTGCCATTAGTACGCTCTAATTAGGTTAGTGATAGTAACAGAAGCTACTCTTGTAGTAAATGTAATTTGTAACGCTCCCTCCAAGGAATTTGGAGTAACGTTAGGTTGTGCTAAAACATTTAATTGTTCAACAACATCTAAGTTTGAACCATCATAAACAACGTTAAAAGATCCATCATGATCGTGTGACTCAATAACATCTTGAACACCACCACCAGTCAAAGTATCATTTGTAAATGAAATAGCAGCATGGTTAAATAATGTCTTGGTATATCCGTGAGTATTATCAGAACCACCAGTACCAGGATCATAGTTTGGAGACTTTACAGTCTGACTATTATCCGAGAAAGGAATCCTATATCCAGGAGCAAATCTACCAGTTGCTTTCAAAGCTGTCATGTTAGTATCACCAGAAGCAGATGTAGCACCACTACCATCTCTTAGGTTAAAATTGCTACCACTACCAATGAACCAAGACTTACCTAATCCATGACCAGTAGCACTAGTAGCAAAAGGTATGTGCTCAGCGACTGGCAAACTACCACCAACGGAAGCAATAGTATATCTACCAACACCAGAAGTAAATGGAGAGTTATCTAAACTACTAATATCATCGGTTGGAGAGTTTCCAATCCAAAATCCAGTTTCTACAGTAGCACTACCAGCACAAGTAAGTGATGTTGGTAGTGGACAGTATGGTCCGAATGGAGCAAAATATCCAGATGGACATGGGTGAACTCTGTTATAAAATTCAGTGAAATTAACATCAGGTGTGGCAAACACACAAGCACCTCTACCTGGGTTTTCTCCAGCATCGCCTACGTTAGTAGTATCATAAGTTCCTTCGTGGAAGTGTTGTGGGAAATGTTCTCTACCCAGTTTTCTAGGAACAATAAAAACTTCTTTAATAGAGAATCCTTCGATAATTGACTGACCAGTAACAACTCCTTCAAAATAAGAATTACCTACTTTAGTTACACTAATCGAAATATCATTAGCAGTAGATGCTCCACCATCAGTAGAAAAAGTAGATCCAGGAATAGTTAGTTGGTCACCAACATTATATCCAGAACCCTTTACTTTGGGAACAACATCATATGTTTCATCAGTATTAATTACTACAGTAAATTGGGCACCAGTTCCAGTTACGGTAGATCCACTATCAGCATTTGTTCCATTATTTGCTGTTACATTTTTATAAATTTTAGCAGATGTTACTTCTGGAGCTGTTCCTGTAGAAGTAATGCTAGTAATTGTTCCTTCTGGATCTGGAGTGTATGTAAAATTTAAGTCAGTTTTGGCATTGATGACGTTTGGTGGACCCAAATCTCCAGGTTCAAATCCAGCAACAGAATCTCCAAGATATTCTTGTACAACAGTTAGAGCATCGGAGTTATCAATGGGAGATGGAACATCAGTTGTAGTAGAATCATATGTTCCAAAATAATCAGTAGAAATATCTGCCAGTGCTTTATTATTTGTTTGAGGCAATCTAAAGGTGCCAGTATAATTAGGAAAATTGCCGCCAAAATTTGTTCCACCATAAGTATCACGTAAAATACGTGCTAATAGTGGGTAATCAGCAGCTTCAATTTCAGCACCATTACATAACAACCATCCACTCGGAATTTCCGAGATGTTACCTCCCCATGGTTGTACAGAACCAATGGGGAGTGCTCTTTGGGTTTTAATTACGTTATATCCTGCCATTAGATTTCCATTAACCACCAACCTTGTGTTGTCGATGGAGCACCAGTGGTAGTTCCATCGAAGTTTGTGCTACCTAGGTAGATTAAACCAAATCCAGCATGAGGAGTTTGAACGACCAATTCGCCACCATCGTAGTCAATACTACTTAGGTCAGGAACATTGCCATTTGTATTATCTCCTTGGATAGCAACATTATCCTTAGCTCTTACTCTTAGAGATACGTTGTAAGTTAGATTACCACCAACATCAACAACTCTAATCATATCGCCTGTAACTGGATTTTCTGGCAACTTGAGGGTGGTGTCGGAAGAAGGAGCAACGAAGTAGTTAACATTAACTTCGAGATCAACAGTCTCTTCACCAGCACCAACGAATTGCCACTTTCTAGCACCATTAGGAGTAAAGAATCCTTCTTGACCAGCAAAGTTGATTGAACCATCAACTTCAATTTCAAAGAGCTCTTCGGGTACTTTTGCCTTCAAGAAGGTTAATTGAACAGCACCGTTAGCAACAGTTCCTGTAGTATGTGTTGGAGGAACAGTACCGAGGTTGCCGTTACCAACAACGGTATAGATGTTACCACTATAGAAAATAGTATCTTCATCTTCTACAGCACCACCAGATGTCCATTCAGGAGACTGATCAATCTTATTGAGTTGGAAGTTACCGCCGTCAATTTGTACAGGACCAGCAATATTGGTTTCTGTAGTTCCTTCGACCGTTAAGTGACCAGCAATTGTTAGATTACCAGTAGAATTCTGAAGGATTAGTTTCTCATCTGTAGTTGAAGTTCCAGTAACTACGAAGTTACCACTTCTTACTCTGGTCAAACCAGTCTCAGAATCAACTGTAAATAGATCACATCCAGTACCACCAGCACCAAAGTCACCCTTGAGGCAAGTATCACCAGTAGCAGAATCAACAGAGAATGTCTCGATTGGAGAAGATCCACCAGTTGTGATAACTAGTTTTTGTGATCCAGCAGTTGTAGATCCAGCAAGAGTGAAGTTTGCCTGAATTGTGAGATCACCAGCAATGTCAACTTCACCAGTTGTAGAGTCAACAGCGAACTGCTCAACGGGGTTATTGTCAGCACCATCGGTAACAACAAATCTTTGTGGAGATGTTGTATTAATATCCGTGATGATTGCTAGTTCAGAATCGGTGAATCTTAAGATATCACCTTCACCAACAGCACCAGAGAAGTCACCAGTGTTGATGTCTTCCAAAGTTCCACTTGTAGTGCTACTAATTCCACCAACTTGATCAATGAAGCTAACGTTATTTGCTAGATCATATCTTACAAGTGGAGTATTTTCTGGGTGATCAGTTCTTAGGAACTTATAAGAAGAACTTTCAGCAGATCCAGGAAGATCTGCTGGTGTTCCAGCAATCATAGAACCATCACTATTACGCTGGTTCATTGCTCTCTTAACCATTACTCTTAATGGTTCACTAGAGACGTTATTCAGGTTAGTGAGTTCTGTAATCTCAACCAGTTCGCTGTATTGTTCGCCAACTGGAGCAGTTCCTTGTGTAGAATCACCACCAGTAAAGGAAACACTACCAGCAGTAATGCCAGAAGCAAAGCTCTTACTTAGAGTTAGTGTAGAACCAGAAATTCCAGTGATTTGAGCGTACTTAGTACCATCAGCAAATGTAACAGAAGAAGAAGGATTAATACGAACCCAGGTGTTGTTTGTATCGAAGTTAGATACGTTGCTGGCACTAGTAATTGTGCTGACTCCAGGACCCACGTTACCAGTGAATGATGTTGGATCGTAGATTGCTAGTTGTGAGCGATCAATCAGTAGGAAAGCGCCAACCTCATAGATTGTGGTATTAGCAGGAGTTGTGAATGGTAGATAGTACTCAGAAATGTCACTGTTACCGACATTGAAAGAACTATCACCATAGAATTCTGCTTCAGTGTTAACAAACTGACCAATTTCAGTCTTAGTAAAGAGGTCAATGTTAGCGTTATCAGTATCACCTTGGACGTGAGCAATAGCAGTTGTAGCAAACGAACCTCTACGTACCTCAAACTCACCAGAGTTTAGACCACCAGAAAGTGTTACATCACCCTCAAGTGTGGAAGAAGATTTAACAATCAAACTGTTGTTGATTTGAGTAAATCCACCCTGGGCACCAATGTATGTTCTAGAAGCAGCACTACCAATGTACAACTTAGAAGTTGTAACAGCAAAGAGATTTACACGCTCAGCAGGAGAACTTACAGTAGCGATACCAGTACCAGAAACTAGTGCCGTACCAACGTTAAGATCACCATCAATCTGAGTAAATCTGGTTTGTAACTTAGTTACAGAACCGTTAACAAGCGAGTTAGATTCTTTAGCGTAGGCACCACCAATACGAACAACAGAAACAGCGTTGGTGACTGTTAGATCAGAAGTACCGATCGCTACAGTAGAAGAAAGACCTCCGCTATGAACCTTGAAGATACCGTCATTGGTGAAAGTACCGATGTTAACTTCTTGGTGAGTCGCTGTTGGCGAGATGTTGATAACTTGTGGTAAAGCTTCAGTTGTATCACTACCAGAAACAGAATTGCCAATGAATAGATTCTTTGCTTCCGAAGCAAAGTAAACTGTGGTAGCACCACCATCAAGTAGACTGAATGTAGGTGAAGTAGTAGATAGAGATCCACCATTAACTGCTAGGTTTTCTTCTAATAGTACGTTTTCACTAATTCTAGCATCACCAACAACAGTTAGTGTGTGGTTAGTATCACCATCAGAAGCGTTAATACCAACTCTACCACCAGAAACAGTTCTAGCAGCACCCTGAGACTGACCAGCATGATTACCCTGTAGTCCATTAGAAGTAGCAACTCTAAATGTAGCTTCAAGGTTTGGATCAGCAGAATTACCACCAACTAATAGAGCATTATTCTCGTCTAGGAATGTTCTATTCGCTAGAAGTGCTTGAGTATCATATCCATTAGCAGCAAGTGTTCTACCGCTAATAAATGCTGTACCAACAACATCAAGGTTTGCTCTTGGATCAACAGCATCTGATGTAAATCCTTTGTCGAAATCAGAATGAGCAGATCTTGCTAGAGTGTTAATGCCTAGTTTATAATCTCCATTGACATCAGTGTCTGTTCTTAGTGTCTGAGCACCAAGTACACCAACCTCAGTCCACTTGCTTAGAGAAACAGAAACTACAGATCCAACTGCTAGGGTTGAAGGATCGTCAACAGCACTGGTTTCAATAATGACAGGAGCTTGAACTTGGAAATAAGATCCAGTTACAGCAGTTACAGTTCTAATGCCATTGACATTAACAAATCTGCCATCAAGTCCAGAGATCTTAACAATCGATCCCAATTCAATATCTAAAGCAGATGGAGCAGTTCCCAATACAGTATTAAACTGTACTGTAGATCCACCCATAGCAGTGTGAGAAGCAATGCTAGCAGTTACTGGGTTGTAGAAGTTGGCATAAATCCAACCAAGTGAACCAGTTCTACCGACTTCTTCGCCCTTGAGTAAGATGTCTCCAGAAATAGGATCGGAAGCACCAAACTGAACAGCAATTCCTTGATTAGAATTAGTCTGATTAGGAGTCTTGTTAGTAGGAGTATTTCCAGATGCTTGATCTACGTGAGTTCTGAAGCTGTAGTCCTGACCAGAAAGTAGTGTGCTACCACGTGGGTTTAGTCTGTAGATAGCAGAGAATACTTGGTTCTGGTGAATAACTACGTTACCCTCAGAAGCAATTGTACTTCTTGAGAAAGCACTAGAGTCAAGAGTCAAATCTCCACCAGCATTCGAATCAACGTTTGAGACAACAGTGAAAGCATTTGGTTCACTATCATCAACGTTAATTGTTACTGGATTGTTGAACAGAGCATCACCATCGACGGTGATTTCTTGCTCGAAAGCAACAGGAAGTTCGAAGGTTGTAACTAGACCACCGATATCTCCTTCATCATCATCCGATGATAGTAGTTCTGCTCTCTCAAGGAAGGTCTCTTCGCCTGTAATAGCGTTGATCTTACGGTTACCAATATAGAGGTCACCGTTGGAGTTTAGACCCGTGTAGAAGACGATACCACCGTCTTCACGCTTTGCCTGAGCATAGAAGTCCTGAATGTCTTCTAGAACAACTTCCTGACGGAGTGGGAAACCAGTTGAGTAGTTACCAGGACCGAAACCAAGGTATTCAAACGTGTGGTTACCAGATCTAGCAATCGAAGGACGACGTAGTTCGACGTAGAGCTTATTCTCAGTTGGATAGACAGAATCACCAGAGATAGGAATTAGTCTATCTTCAGAACCAGAAGCAGCATTACCATCTTGAGCTTCAATAGCGTTAGTAGTATACTCGTATCTGTTTAGAGCAGGGTTCTCGATGAAGTCAAGAATAACTTCCTTGGTTTCACTATTCTTGTAGTCGTTAGTAGTAACAAGACCATGAATAAAGTTGTCAGCAGCACAAACAGTTGCTGGAGTGTCAAGAATAGTTGTATCTCTAGTGTTGTCTGGACGAATCTGGAACCACAGAGGATCGTTCTTGTAATCTAGTGGATAAAGTTGTCCAATAGGTTGAGAGAACTTAAATCCACGGAAGTTAGTGCCAACTCCAGGACCAGTAGGATATGGAGAAATATTACCCTTAACACAAGTTAGATAGTAGATACCCTCTTGCTGATTAGGAATACGGCGCTTGATCTCTTCGATATCAAAGATGTAGAAGGTATCTTCGATCTCACCAGCATCAGTAACAGAAGCAATTTCATAGTCATTACCATCATCGTCAGTGATGATATCACCAGGAGTCATGGTAAGAACGTTAGCATTCTTATCACTGTAGAGGTAATCCTTTCTGTCAGACTTACTGAGAGAATTATTAGGAGAACCTACACTGTTTGGTTTTGCTTGTAGGGTAGCATAGATTAGAACTTGGTTGCCATTACCGTCAAGAACTGGGTCATTATCAGCATCCAAAACTGGTTGTGAGAATGTAGTAGCAGAGTTCTTATCAAAGGTGATGACATCATCATCAAGACCCTTAAGAACTAGGTAATGCTCATCCGTTCCATCTGGATTAAAGTAACCTTGGACATAACCGAAACCAGAAGAGAATCCGTTCCAGGTAATCTTGTTTAGTTCATTAGAAGTTGATGTGTTAATTCTGAACTGACCTGTACCACCCTGAGGAGCGTTGATTCTAACAGTTACGAACTGTTCGTTTCTTACGGCGTCATCAGTGATGCTGAGATCAAATACGGTTAGCTCTAGGTAGTTAGTGCCACCGACATCAACTTGACGAGCAGATTGAACACGGAATGAAGTCTTAGAAGCAACTCTATCAGAAGGAACAATCTTAACTTCATCGATGTTGTATGGATCATAGGCAAAGTTAGGATCTAACTGATCGGCAGGTAAACCTAGTTGCTGTGCTAAAGTGCCACCAGCAGTGAGTTGAGTTTGAACTTCAAACAAGGCAACATTAGCCTGACCAGAAGCAGTGGGCTTCAGTAGAATTCTCTGTGGTAGAAGTTTTCTTGTTTCGTCAGTTCTTGCCTTAATAACGAAACCATTGAGAGGATCACGTACACCATCGGCATACTTAGGAATAACATAACGTAAACGATAAATTCTATCCTGAGCAGATCTTTCGTCCGTAAGACGCTTGAATGAAGTGTTCTTAGAACGAGCGTCCTTGAGATCCTGACCGATCTCATTCATTCTTGCTTGAATGTTTACAGCAGGATCATAATCATCTGTAGTTTGAATGTACCACTGACCCGTGGTTGTTTCCTGATTATCTACTGGTAGAGCACTATCATCTCTAGTAGGATCAAATCTTACAGGAGACTCACGCTTGTTAGAGAAGACATAGAAGTTTTGACCAAAGTTAGGAGCAAACGTGATTCTTGGAGAACCAGCAACCGCTTCAGCTTTAGTGTTAAATACGGCAAATGTCTTAGGAGTTACAAATCTTACATAGAAGAACTTATTAGTTTCAATTTCTGTTGTTACGCCAGCATTAGTAATCTGAGGTAATGTAGATCCTTGACCAAACGTTCTGAAGAATACTTCATGTACAACATCTTCGTTACCAGGAACGTCAAAGATGTGAGGAACATCTGTCTGGATAACATCAGTCAATCCAGTTGGGAAGTTACAAACATACTGGTGTAAACTGTAGTTGTCGTCAAGAACAAACTGATTAATGCCAATTTCTACATCAAAGTCAACAGAGTCTGTCTCTGGTGAATACATGTAGATACCAGCAGCAGCATTCTCCTTCGTCGTTGCCAACATCAACTTAGTTGTGTTGGTTTTTTCAAAAACGTTAGGATAAGTAGCGGCATCTGAGTAATCTTCTGGTTCAGTAGTTCTACCAGGAGCAATTACATAGTAGATAGTGTTGGTATCAAATCCCTTAGGAAGTCTGATAACTCTCTTATCTACAGTAGCAGGATCAACACCAGATCTAATCTTGGGAACAAGTCTTACAGGAGTTCCAGTTTCAAATAGGTGAGGATCTGAAGTAGAAGCACCAGTGTTAATAGTAAAGAGTGTAGCACGTGAAGCAAGGTTGGCAGTATCTACAACTGGCTCAACTCTCGTAGCAACATTAAACGCTGGGGCAGTTCTAGTAACACCAACTAGGTTGCCAGGAGCAGCATCAGTTCCAATCGCTTGAGTGATGATTGAGTTGAATACTGTTAGAGAACTAGCAATATCAGCACAGTCATTAGCAAAATCATAAACTCCAGGTTGACCAGATGTATCTCCAAGGACATTATTGTCGATTACCTGTGTCAATCCATGAGAACCTTGAACAATAACAGGTTCGTTTCTCATTACTGAGATAGCGAGATCTAAAGCAGAGTTGTAAACTTGAATAGACTCATCTCTCTCATCAGTTAGGAGTCCTGGTTGCTGAACATAGATTAGAGCAGCATCATAGACTTTATCATTGCCACCAAACTTAATGTTGTAAGCCATTGCTTCCAACACGTCAACAACGTCATCAACACAGTTCTGGTTACCACCAGGAACAGCGAATCCAGCATTTGCTGGGTCTAATAACATTCTTTCTACAGCTTCATTGGCAATGAACTCTTTATTAGCAGTGATCAGATTATAAGCATCAATTTCAGTGCCGCCAAGAGGGGTGAGACCATTGTTTAGAATTAGGAAGAACTCAGTGAAATATCCCTGAATTAATGTAGCAACATCATTACACTCTGGATATCCTCTATCAGCAGCATCCCATACAGTAGTATCCTGAAGAACATCACTATCTCTTACTGGATTAATATCGCTATATCCACCCTGAAGAACGTCATCACTATCGCTAGGAGAAGCAGTTCTTGGGAATTCGAAGTGTAGATAAGCACCAGTAGTTGATGATGTAGAAGCTACAACTGGGTTACCAAAACTAGCACTAATGTTACCTTGAGCATCCGTAGTTAATACGGGAGCAGAGTTACCAATCTCAATTCTTTCCGAGTCAATAACTCTTCTAATGTAAGCACCATTAGGAATTAGAGTATTGTTTGGAATAACGTTAGAATCATCACGATTTAGTCTACCATTTGTAAAATTGGTAGTATTATAATCATATTGATTAACGGTCATACCGACTAGTAGACCTTGAGTATCGCCAACATTAATAATAGCAGAACCTTGAGTGATTTCTGGATTCTTGATCAGATAATCAAAGTTCCTCATAGCAGCAATAATGAGGTTCTTTACATACTCATATGCTTCAATTGACTCATTGAATTCGTTATCAATATAAGTAAGTGTGCCACCAACGTAGTAACCTTCAGCAGCTTGAATGGTATTGATATTTCCACCAAGTTTCAAGTCTTGAATAACAGCATCTACGATATAACCGATATCTCTCTCACACTTAGAAATAGTGATATTAGAGTTGCTCTGTAGATCAGGATAACGTGTGATAATGTAGTTGTATGCTTCTCTTTGAATAAATGCTTTGTTTGTCTCAATTAAATTAGCAGCATCCTGAGCGTTGTTGTTAATTTGAACACCGTCTGGATTGAGAGTTTCTAAAGAAGCAGTATACTGTTTGAAACCAGATGGAGATACGGTGGATTCGTAGATAGCATTACCACCACCCAACTTAGGTAGTTTTAGGTATAGCTTATCGTTAGTTAGAGCACCGAGTCTGTAACCATCAATCGATGTAGCAGGTTTCTCGAATGGAGAATATACATCGTCACCAGAATAATACAATCTGGTCTTGTTATTATCAACTTTTGTTGCCTGGTTAGATAGAGGATAGTACTTGAGATCATTCTCATTGAAAGCACTAGTATCAACTTTCTTGACAGGAACAATATCGGTGATGTATCCACCTTTATCCTGGTTGAAGGAGAATCCTTTGTAACCAACAGAGTGAAGTGATGTATTACCGAAGTTAGAGTTAGAGTTGGTGATCGACATGTCACCGCCAGACTCCATCAAGAAGTGATCGAAGAATCCAACAGCGAAGACCGAAACACACTGGATGAAGGAGTCATCAGAAGCACGGATGTGGAAGTTTCTCCAGTCATCCTTCCAATAAGCATCGCCTTTGGTGTGATAAGCAGTGGTTGCAAAAGCATCAGTTAGTGATGCCTGGTTCCAGGTATTGCTGAACTCATCATAACGGATGAAGGCACGGTCGTCTTTCTGTAGAGAAACACCCGTGTACTGAGCAACAACCATCGACTTAAATCCAGTCGCCTTGGATCCATCTGCCCACATACCACACTGACCCCAGGTGGAACGAATCGAGCAGTTAAAGACGTATGGAGAAGCAGATTCAACAGAGTCAATCTCTGCCTGTGCTCTAGCAGCAAGGCTTAGGTCTGGTGTAGTATAACCCGTGTCATTAATATCTAAACCTAACTGTTGAGGAGTTACATCTACCTCATATTGGAATAGTTTAGGATTCTCTTCATCAATAGCAGTAACTTTAAATGTACCATTCAAGGCATCATTAAGTCCAGTGTCAATGATGGCAATATACTGCTCTTTAAAGTATCCATGAGCAACCTTAGTTGTTGCTTCAATAACAGTCTTGCCAGTAGCAGTTTGCTCAACCAATCTAATATTGATGATGCTTCTGGTATCAGACAGAGGACCAACAATTCTGTTTTCCTGTGGGAGAGCAGTAAAGTCGCCGTCATCAATTGTTGGTTGGAACAGAGCAAATGCTGTACCGACTTTATCATAATACAGTTGTAGATCATCTGTATCAGCATAAGTCATGATACAGATCTTGTGGTGGGAATACTCAGGAATAGCTAGTTGTGAGTTATTACCCTTCTGGAAGTAAACTTTACCTACTCTAGCAACAGGATCGTAGAGAGGAGAATTATTTGATAGATCACCGTCTTTGATGGTAAACTGCCAAATGTAGCAACCACCAGTTAGATTAAAGATGGAAGTTCTTACTTGGGTTCCGTCAGCGGGGTCAGGAACATATAGAGGACGAACGACGGTACGACGAAGGTCATAACCAATAAGAGAACAACCTCTAGGGACAATAGCACCACCAGAAGCAGCATTGAATTTGTAGAGAACATTGTCTGGGTTAGAAAGATCTAGGATGCTGTTGTCTTGCCACTCTTGTAGTGCTCTGTTATAGTTAAATACAGGAATATTACCAGTGATCTGTACGCTATTAAGACTGTCAAGATCACCATCAGTGATGACAGTGTTAATAATACCAACTAAAGTATCAATGCTTGCTTGAACGTCTACACAAGTAGCAGCGTTACCTGATGGAAGGTTTGGAACAATAGGATCATTAGTTTCATAACCAGCATAAGAAGCAGGACCAGAAAGAATAGTTAAATCCTTTTCATACAGTTGGTTAGTAACTGCTTTCTTCATCATTACGCCAGCGTAACTAAAAGCAACTACAGATTGTGCTTCTTCACCCAAAAGACCATTGCTGATGGGAAGACCATTCTTATCAAAGTACGCCTTAGCAGCAGCGATAATACTACCGTTGCCACCATTGCCAAGGTCAGCAGCTACAGCATCAACGATATAACCAATATCACGCTTACACTTTGCTGCCCCAGCTTCATTTTCGGCAACAACTTCTTCTACAAAGTTATCAAGACTACCTTGTGTGAAGTAGGTTGGAGGAATAGCAGCAAGAGTTGTGATTGTTGATGCTACGTTAGCACAAGAAGCGGGATCGTACTCAGTTCCAGATCCAGTACCAGCAGAATCATGAGTAAGAGAAAGATCTTTGTATCCTAGTTGATTTCTAATTGCCTCAAGCATGAGGTCTCTTGCCTTATCGAAGGCAACAATTGACTGCTGCTCTTCTCCTTGTAGACCATCATCAATCCAAGAAGTGCCACCAGCATTAAAGTAGTTTTGAGTATACTTTCTAGTATAAACGTTACCACCACCCTGAGCAACGTCAAGTGAGATAGCATCAATGAAATATCCAACGTCACGTCTACACTTGCTCTTACCAGTTGAAGCATTACCAGTGTCTTCAGCAGGCAATCCGTTTAGATTACCAGCGGTAAATACATCACTGACAATAGTTGTTAGAGTGTCAAGTGTAGTTTGTACGTTGGCACAAGAATTAGGATCTGTATTAGAACCAGTAGCAGAATCAGCAGTTACAGTTAAATCCTTAATCCAAGCAGTAATGTCATATACTGTACCATTGACCGTTACACTGCTTTGGTTGGTAAGTGCTGCCTTCATTAAGGTAGTAGCAGCAGCAAAAGCATACAGCGATTCAGTCTCTTCGCCTGCTAAACCATTACCGATTTGAGCTCCCTGAGCATCAAAATACTGAAGGATAAACTCTCTTGTATACTGATTACCACCATAGAATAAGTCAAGTGCTAGGTGCTCAACATAGTACCCAAGGTCACGTCTACACTTATCTTCAGTAGTGTTGATCGTAGGATAAGCAGCAAGAGTATTGAGCCAAGCAAGGTTGACAATATCTGCCTTATTTTGAAGAATTAAACGATAGGCATCAGC